TACCCATAGTAGGGTTCCAGACAACGCTAGGTGCAGTATCGGTAAGTGTAGGCAGTGCAGATAGGGTCGGTAGTACTCCAGCGATAACGCCTGCAGCTAAGCCGCCAAGAGGTCCTTTGTCGATATAGCTTGTTAAATCAGGAGTACCGCCGCCGCCGCCGCCGCCGCCAATACCAGCTAATAGATTTTGGTATTCCTTAAGAGCTGCTAGGCGCTGATCGTCTGCCGCCTTTTGAGCTATAGCTATGCGGTCAATCATTGAAAGCTCGCTCGACTCAAGTAAAAGGTTAGCGGTAGCGGCTGCGTTATAGGTTTTACTGATAGCAGCTAAACGGGCTATTTCTGTAAGTTGGATCTGTACTCGCTCGTTATATGACTCCTTAGCCATAAGAGTACCGGCAGCCGTTATCGCAGCGTTATATTTCTTAAACGCCTCCTCGCGTGCAAGTTCTTTATCGCCCTCGGCCATACGGCTACCGTTAATAACCTTTAGCTCTGTAAGCAGCTGAGTATTGAGAGATTGGAGAGTAGCGTTACTAATTGTCTCTACCCCTGCTAGGCGCTGCAGGTCTGCGTTTTTCTGAAAGGCTGCAAGCTCACCGATCTTTTTAAGAGCTGCATCGCCTTTGTCCTCCTCGATCAGCATTAAAGCCTCGAGGCGTAGCTTTGTTTCTTTATCGTATGTAGCTTGTAAGGCTGCAGCTATGGAGATCCGGGTACTATCAAATACGGCAGCGGCCTTATTTAGCGCTATCTTTTGTTTATCTAGTTTAGCGGTTTTTAACTTTTCAGCTGCTAGGGCTTTCTCGCGTTTAGCTGCATCATCGGCAGCCTTTTTACGCTTAGCCTCCTCAGCCGCCGTAGGATAAATACCCACTGGCATAGATCCTAGATAACCCTGAGTTACAGGAGTGTTCAGTTTGGAATATTCGGCTCCAGTTTTACTTACATAGTCGAGACCTTTTTTAAGAATACTTAAAGATCCTAAAGTAGGAAAAGCAAAAAACGCGCCTTTAGTTACTACGTTTTGATTTCCTATACCCGGCAGCTTGTTTAGCTTGTCGATCAGTACCGCTACGCCTACGATCGCATCGCCAGTATAGGTACCAAAATCTGCCATAGAGTCAGCTAAAGGTTGGACCGTGTTACCTTTACCGGCTAACAGCTGCAGGGCATCTACAAGCCCCTTACCTATTGTCTCCTTGGCCTCGCCCGCCGCCGTGTTAAGTAGCTCTAATTGGCCAGCGTATGTAGCAAGGTAGGCAGCGTTAGCTCCGGTAAATTGTTTAGTTAATTTTTCTTGGATAGCTGCAAAGCTCATAGTTTGGAGCTCAGCGTTAGTAAGTCCTAAAGTATATTTTTTAAGGCCCTTGACGTTGCCCACGTATGCCGCTGATAGATCGGATACTACGGTGCCGTATTCGACCCCACTGCCGCGGCTTATGTCCAGCGCTTGAGTAAGTAATTCTTGAGATTTAGTAAGTGAGCCCGTGGTCTGCAATAGTCTCTGCATCGACGGCCTAAGCACATCGTCGGTCACGCCTGAGGCAGCGGATAACTCCGATATAAAACGCTCTATACGTGGAGTCTCAAAAGCAAGCCCTAGATTTTTTACGGACTGGGCTAACTGGCTCGCTGCCTTTTCGTCGGCGATAAAAGCCTTAAGTGCATCTTTGCCAAATTTTGTTATTGCCTGAGCACTAAAAGCGGCAGCTAAACTTGCCCCTGCTCTTTTGGCGCTTTTTTCAAAAGCGGAAATTTGTTTCGAGCCCTTAGTTAGGGCTTTACCGTCAAAGGTAGTAACGGCACTTACGACCATACTAGGCAGTTTGCTTACCATTATGCCGCCTTCGTATATCGGCCTTGGTTAAAGGCATTTATCGTATTTTGAATAGCTCTCACTACTGCATCCTGCGCCTTGCCTTGATCTTCGTGCCAAGCTCTAAAGATCATACGACCGCGCTCCTCACGGGTAGCGCCATAGAGAGGCCCCATACGGTTTACAAAGTGCTCGCCGGCTTTTGGGTTATTAGATCGGTAGCCCTTACGGGAGGTAGTCTCAGCTCGGCCAGCCGTCTCATAGATTGCGCCAGCTGCCGATTTATTAGCTACAAAGTAGAGAGCTCGCCAGCCATTTTTATTACGATCGCTGCCGCCAGCCTTGTAGTAAATACCTTTTTTAACGGTCTCATAATCATAAAGCGGAAATAGGCGTACTCGGCCCTCAGCGTTAAAGGTTCTAAAGGCTGAGTTACGGGCCGTAATAGTTTTGCCTACGGTGTTTTCATTCCAGCCGTAGAGGTTATCCGGCTGAGGTGAGGGAGCGTAGCCTCGAGCTTTATCCCTAATAGGGATCATCACCGCTTTAATCTCTTTATTCATCTCTTTAAGCAGCTCAGGATCTACTTTACGAATGGCTTTTATAGTGGCCTTAGCGCCTCTTACTTCTATTGACACTTCGCTCGGCCTCCTTAGCTTGATCGTTTAACACTTGTATTAACATCTTGTACATTTCTGTATCAAGATCGAGGACTGACTGAGGCGGGATCCCTAACCTAATAGATAGCTGCGCTACCTGATAAGTTAAAGAGTCCCGCCCTAGCCTAAAGGTTCGTCGTCTAGGACCTCAACCTTAACTAATGTATCCAAAAACTCCGGTCCAAAACTTTTAACGGTTTCGCCGCTGCTTCTAATACATTCCCAAGCAATCCAGTAGAGATCAGTCTGACGTTCTTCAATTCTGAACGCTTTGTGAAATCCCTGCTTTGCGTACTGCTCAAAGGCCCACTCGATACGCGGCGTAATTTGATGCTCGGTTACGTCCCCGTTAGCCCTTGTTATTTTGAGTCGTGCCATTTGTTGCCCCTTTGTTAGTTGGTTATGGTGTGGTGTCTACTACGATTACTGAATTACAAGTAAAGGTAATCGACTGGCTACTGATATCACCGACGGCCCCGTTAATGTCGGTGGTGTTGTTTACCAAAATCGTGCTCTGGTACTCAGGATTGGTCGTAGAGACTGCCGCGCTTGTCTGCTTAAGCGTAATAGGTACAGTAGTACCCCACGCAGCTTGCAGTGCAGCTCTTACTGCGCCTTGACCGCTTGCCGCATTATCGTTAAGAAAATCAAGAGTAATAGTTGAGGTTTCGAGTCCTTTAGCATACTTACGAGCATTATCGCCCATAGCAGTAACTTCTAATTCCTCAAATACGCGGTTTATAACTGCACTTGTTACGTGATCTGAAAGGTCTACCGAGTTAAGGGTTACGACCACTCCATTAGATAAGAATATAGCCATTAGCCTATTCCTCGCTTTCGTTAGTTGGTGTTGGTGTTGGTTTTTCTTTTGCTACTTTGACCGGTGCAGAGTCGTCTACGATCTGCCCAATCTTTCGCAAAAACTTCAGGTCGTCCTCTGTATATGGCATTTATTAGCTCCAGCTCGTGAGAATTGAGATACGGAAATCGGCGGTAAGTAAACTGCCACTTTGTACATCGAGTACGGTAGGCGCTGACATACTGCCAATATTCATTACAATAGTAGAGGCAGCTAGTTTATTAAACACTGCTACCGCTAGGGTTTCGATCCCGTTTAGGTTGCCTTGATTGTCGAGCATCGGGACGGTCAAAATAATCTTAAAGTTAGCCATAGGTGAAATATTGGCGTAAGTGTTATTGCTCGGTGTTATGTAAGGATCATCGGGTACGACGATAACGCTATTAGCCGTAATAGTTGGAGGTGGAAAGCTATAGGTATTCCAAGAGTTAGGGTTATCTAAAGCGTTAGCTAGTGAAGTTCTTAGGGTAGTAATCGCGGCAGGCATATTTAGCCCACCATCGAGTTAGGATTTTGGTAGCCGCTAATAAGCCCTCTGATCTTGCCGATCATTGAGTTACCCATACGGTAAGGGCTAGGGCTAAAGCCGTCGATCGTTACGCCGCCGGTCTGTGAGACTTGGCGAGCTTGGAAAATATCTACTGCAAGGATCATCGCCGCCTCACGGATAGCGGGAGTCGTAGCGTATGAGTTAGTTTTAGTATCTGCTCCTACGGCCGAGCCATAAGGTAGTACGCGCTGAAAATTGACGTTAGCCGCTGTCTTAGCGAATTGGATAAAGCTATAACCGTTAGGCCAATTAAAGTAAGTGTTATTCCATACGATCGATGGTAGCTGCGATGTAGTGCCAGCTGACCAAGGGATCGTACCGGTGATCGTATAGGTACCGTTAAAGGTTGAGCCGCATCCACTCAAGGTTACAGACTGCCCGGTAGTAAAAATCATA